GGCTATTGCAGCACTTCCTACAGCGTCATCAGCTATTAGCGCGGCAGTAATAGCGTCATCAGCAATAGCAGCAGTTACTACGGCGTCATCGGCTATCAAGGCAGAGGTTATCGCGTCATCGGCAATTTTTGCGGAAGTAATCGCGTCATTAGCTATAGTCAGTGCGCCGTTAGTTGCTACTGTCGCATCACCTGAGATTACAACGGGATTGAAGTTTGTTCCGTCTGCAATTAACGCAGCCCCACTTGTATTAGTTCCCATAGTCAGGTCATCGCCTGATATAGTTAAATCTCCAGTTATTGTGGCCCCTGCAGCAGTCGTAGTAAGTCTTGCACTTGCATTATGATAAAGCTCTACTGCCCCACCCTGATCTCCGAATAAAAACCTATCACCGTCAGCATCCTGTAAATAAAGATCAGTTGCTTTAATAACTAAAGAACCAGTTCCTCCATCGGAAATATAAGAGTGTGAGCCATCGTGATAAATCTGTAAATCACTGCTAGCACCCCACATTGCCTTTGCATCGTCAGGGAATAAAATATCATCTGTGCCAGTCGGGATACTGAACACCGTTCCGTCTGCGTCATTCTTAAACGTGATGTCTGAGGTCGAGCCTTGCCCCGTAAGTATCAAGCCTTCAGCGGAAGTATACCCCATCGCTGCGTCGTCGCCAGCCGATGTATCCCCATCAGCGTTTACAGTCGCAGCAGTAACATCCCCTACAATATCAACATTGGTCCCGCCAGTGGCGACAGTAATAACGTCTGCGTCAGCATCGTTCTTGATAGTGATGTCATTTGTACTTCCCTGCCCAGTCAAAATTAGACCTTCTGCACTGGTATACCCCATAGCAGCGTTATCACTAGCAGAAGTATCTCCGTCTGCATTTACTGTGGACGCTGTTACATCTCCAACGATATCTACATTTGTAGTTCCAGTAGCTATAGTCATAACAGCGGCATCAGCGTCGTTTTTGACCGTGATATCTGAGGTCGATCCCTGACCCGTAATAATAAGACCTTCCGCGCTTGTATATCCTATGGCTGCGGCATCGCTTGCTGCCGTATCACCGCCTACCACGATTTTACTGGTTGTAGATATGGATGATGTTGAAAGTTTTAATGTCGAGTCTGTGCCTTCGCCATCCGATACAAACCTAAGAGTACCGTCTATACCTGCATTGCTATTCGAGACTTGCAGTAAGTCCTTGTATGTATTCTTTGGCTTTTTACCAGTTAAAGCTGCCATCTAAAATATTCCTTGTCCGGGTTCTAGTTGATACGTCAATGAATGCCACTCCAGATCATCTGATGTTGTTACACGAAATCTGGCTCCTATTGCGTACCCTACTCCTGTCGCAGCCAGCCATTTCGCTACAACGCTTTTTATGGCGTCATCCCAATCCGTATCCCAATCTTCCCAATCATCTGTTATTTGTTCCCAAGTATCTCCCGCATCCAGCAGACTAACATCTGCCGCCGGGATGCCTCGTCTTTGAAAGTCAAACTGCGGGGCAATAGAAACGGTAATTGTTCCGTCACTCGCTAGAACGGGGCGTAATGCAGCGCATCGTTTTAACACTCCCCTAGCATCAAAATAATTATATGCCGTTTCTGCATCCCCACTTATATCCGTTGAGATGTCGGCATTCCCATCATCGAACTTCATAACCTTTCCGTCTGTCGTGCCAAAGTACAGTCCGTCGTTAAATCTGCCCCACGACCTTGCGTTGACATCCTTCCATCGCGCCCAGCTTAATGTATCGGCGTTCATAACATACTGGTCGAAATCCACAGTGCTATTAGGAAGATTAAGCAACAACAATCTACCTTGTGAGTATGTCGGATGGTATTCCAGTTGCCATCCGGGGTCAGAGAGGCTGTTTTTCTCAATCAATGCAGGGTTTATTTTATCACTAATAACCCCCTTATCTTCCAACTGCCCTGCTGAAGATACCGCTGCCATTGAAATAATGCCGCCCTTGGTAGCGATAACAAGATCACCACCGACCTTGGCTATAGCTCGAATATCCAATGGTTCAGGGATACGATAGACACCTACGAGGTTCCAGTTGGATGCAGGATTGTCTCCTTCGTAAACAATTGTATCTCCTGACGACATGACAAACACGGCTAGGTCATTGCCTATACCGCCTCCAACCCAATCCTCTGAGCCTCCTGCAACATTCCACGATCCCGCACATATCAGGTTGCCGCCAAATGCACCAACTCTGGACAATGGAAACTTGGTTAACGTCCCGCCTAATGTATTGACTGCGGAATACCAGAAGTCCTGACTGTTATTCTCCCAGAAAAATGTATGGGACTGGTGAACCATAATCCCACGGAGGTTCGTAACCGTTAGCCCTGTTCCACTCACTGTCATGTTTGCAAAGCTGGACCCGTCATAGACTAGAGGAGTGTCTGTGCCGTTTACCCAGCCCATTTGACCGTTAAAGTTCACAGTCTCCCATCTGTCTACAGACAGGCTGCTTTTTAAAGAGGAAATAGAGGATGTTGTCGCATCGTATATATTCCCGTTAGCTCCGGCTAACAGCTTGCGTGTCGTTCCCTTACTATATTCCGCAATCGTATCAACATTGCTAGACCCTAACCCTGTGGCGTGTTGTGTGTAGCCTTTCCGCAATACCACTCTGCCAGTGCCGGGGAACCAGTTATCCAAGGTGACGGCATCTTGCAGCGGCATTAAATCCAACGCATCGCGTCTATTCCAGCCTCCTATGGGCGCAGGTATAGTCTGGGCAACCATTAACTGCCGTATCCAGTGTCAGGTAAATTAACAGTAAACGTAGCAACCGTCGGGGCCATGTTAATATTAGCTCCGCCGCCTCTTTCACGCTCCCATATGTGTTTCAGCCACTTGCGGGAGTCGTTCTTTTGATCTTCATAGGGAAACCCGAAAGCCCGCAAAGCCCTCCACCATCCCTCACGAAATACTAAATCTTCATCGAATAAAGGAACATCCGCGTCAGCAGCCCAGTCTGTCTGCCCTGTACCGCTTGAAGAGGCACACCATTGGTCACTTACATACTCAAGTGCGATTGTTGCAGCAGCGGGATTTTCCAGTTCTATCTTCAATACCCCGCTAGTCGGACGCAGTCGCCACCGTACAGCTAGTCCTACATCGGAAGTAATAGCCCCTTTGAAATACTGCCACTGTGCAGGGGTAAGAGGACCGACCAACTGTAAATTGTTAGTCCTGTCCCATAACGTATTCGGCACAATGCGGAGAAAGTCGCTAGGAACTGCATAAGCCGCAGTACCCGCTGAAGACGTAAACGTATGTTCCTTCGTTAAGACTGCCCAATCGTAATCGTCACGCAGGTACAAGCCAGCAGCACTGGTCACTGACCGCAGCCTTACGGCTGTCGCTTCCTCATTATTAATAATGGACGCGGGCTGGAAAACCCCTAGTTCATCCGCTATCGCTTGCGCTATCGTCAGTAGAGACATCTAGTTTTTTCTTCCTTGGTTTGCTTGTGGCAGACTTCTTGGCTAGGAAGTCAAGCTCCTGCCTGAGATCCTTGTTTTCTTCCCTCATTGCCTCTATTTCTTCGGTTAGCTTGTCAACCTTGTCCAGAGCTTCGTAAATAACTCCATCGTCTTTGCCTACATCAAGATGCGCCTGTGCCTGCTGCTTTAAGATCACAAGCCCCGTCATCTCCTGTGTGCCTCGGTCGTCCAGATTGGCAAGTTGCTCGATTGAGAATATATTTAATGCTTTTAATTCAGCTACTTGCGCCATATTTAACGCGGGCCACTCGCTAATCGGAGTGCCGTTTAACGGCTGTTCATTGCCTTTCTCAAACGCGGCCCACTGTTGAGGCCAGCGTGACTTGTGGTCGTCATCGACCTTTGCATCAATTACATTTTTGTTATCGCCGGGTGACATAATGGTAACAAACGGAATCTGATCGAATATCGGCCTGCCCTCTACCTTGGACTTCGCACTATTCTGTTTTGCTTCCCAACGAAACAACGGTCTACAGTTATCCGTTGGGTCTGTGGTCGTGAACTCAATACCTGTCTCTGCATCATACATCATACATTCCCTCTTCTTTGGAATTTCATCGCTTGTTTTAGCACTTTGCGACTGCGGGCAGTAAACACTGACATCGGATAGACATTTCTGTCACCAAACGCAGCCCGTCCTGCCTTGATTTCATACGAGGCAAAGGTTCTAACAAACCTCTCCCCATTTTGCATAAACGTGTCATACAAGTATCCTAACGTAACTATGTGAGCGCAGACAAGATCCTCAAAGTCCTCTGCCACCACGGTTGTACTGTCTCCCGATATATCCCTCCAGTGCAGTACAAGTCTTGGATACTTTTTTCCGTACAACGTAATGTGGTTCATAAAAGTGGGGCTGCGCTAGGTGCAGGCAAGAGGAGGGAAGAACCCGACGCAGCCCCGTCCACCCTAGAGTGGGAAGTCGCAGACAACTTCCTTATCGGAAATGTCGCCTGCTATAGCGCATACGTTATCCGTAACCGCTGCGGATACATCTAACGTACCGTCTGCGCCAGCACCAGTTGGTGTGAGAGGATCACCATCTGCGCCAGCAGTTAAAGCGAGATTAAGCGTTGCCGGACCCTTAATTTGAATCCAGCCATACTCACCATCGCCCGGAGCGGATTGTAAAACCCCCGCGCCGATTTCTACGGAATCAGATAGATCCGAAGTGACAGTGTGGTTTTTGTATCCGTCAAGCGTGTAGTAATACGCCACTTGATCGGCTACAGCAGCCACAGAGCCGCCACCCGTATCATATTTGATATACTTATAAACTTTGATGCCATCAGAGGTCACGTTAGCTCCGATAGTACCAAGAGCGAAATCAGGAATGCTTGCAGCAGTCGCTGACGCTGTTATGCCTAATACATACATATTCTATATATCCTTTAAGCTACTATCACGCCCTGACGGGCGGCGTTGGACATGGTTAAGTTTCCAGCCCAGACGATAGGTACAACAGTCGCGTCCTGATTTACTGCGCCTTTCCGTTCCAGCGGAACCATGTTCCGATTGCGGTGTGGCCGCCAGAAAAGGTATTGCGTGTTAAGCATATACATTCTAGTTGCCGCACAATCTTCATCATGGAACACATCGGATTTACGGAACTTGAGCGAGTCAAAACCCGCAACAGCCGTATCTTCCGACGTAACACGCTGAATAGTGGTCAATGAGTTCCAGAAGAACTCGAAGTACGTAGTACCCGCGACCACAAAGTCAGGAGCCTCAGATGCCGCCGAACCGCGTTTGCAATTCAGGTACAGGTTACGCATAGCAGCCTGTATCGTCGTCGCACTTGCAGTTACACTTTGATCGGAGAAATCATAAACCTGATTCCGCCAGAACGAGAAGTTGGCACGGTTAATACCTCCGACTGTACCAGTGGCAGGCGCATCAGCTACGAGGCTTTGTAGACCCCCTACCTGTTTGCCCGACGTGCCTGTACCGTCTGAGAAGATACCAGTAGAGAGATTGTTCGCCATCGTCCGTCTGGCATTAGCAATTCTGCTTTCCAGAAGGTCGATAACTTTCTCTTTACCGGCGTTTTGAATGTCAGCCTCAAGGCCCGACCAAGTGACGTTTA